CCGGGGTATCACGCTCTTTCGGTGAATCCTGGTAAAACTTAGTTGTTTCGGTAAACTAAGCGTTAGGTTGGCAACCTAACTTTAATGACGATTATCCCCAACCATATCGTCTGAGCCCGGCAATGTAGGTTTGGTCCCAATCAAGAGAGACCTGATCTATCACATTGCGCTCATAAGCGTGGTAATACGATGGAGGAGATTCCTTATAGAATACTGTTGTGAATGTTAGAGCACCTGATAAATAAGGGTTCTTATAACTAATCATATCAATAGGACATTCGATTTCTTCTTCAACTATTCCATGTCGTTGGACATTAATCGGTCTCGCTGGCATACGCCGTGGATCGTCCGCCATAGGATCTACCCAGCAAAGTTTGTACTTTGACTTTGTAATAGTGACTAGACGTAGAAGATGTGAAATATAATCGAGAATTTCTGGAGGGAAGATAAGACCTGGTCTATCAACCTTAAGATAATTTTCTTTAACTTCTTGGACATCTTGTATTCTCCGTTGATTGAGTATTGAACCGTCTGCGTAATAAACAGGCCAGTAGGACTCAAATTTGCGATGCCATAATTTCCAATAGGGAAGTGGGCTGACCTCAGTGTTTAATGCAACAGCATGAGCATTGCGCCACAACCTAGAATTATGAAGGAGTTTCTTAGATAAGACTTTCTCAGCCTCGATTCGGAACGCAGATTGCTGCTTCTTATTCTTGTGAGAAACAAAGAACTCTTGATTCCACTCTGTTCTCCAGACCTCCTCGACGAGTTTTCCATAAACATCGGAGTTAGTCTCTTTTAAATCTAGAGTGATGCCATCCACAGTGGTGATGGATTGATGATTCACCTCAATAGGGATATCATTTTTCTTAAGGATACGCTTCATGTTACTTTGAATTATATCATCTATCATGCAAGTTTTAGCGTCCACAATTGCCTGAGGGCGGTTCTTGAAGTTTTCAAACTCTCTGAAAATCACCGATGCAGCCTTACGGTGCACGTCCGGTATTTTCTCGAAGAACCGAGGACCAGGGTCTAAACCCAATCCACCAAGCCACTTAGGAATGTAGTATGGAACACCAGATAGCAAATCATGCTTTAGAACATCCATATGATAACCTCTGAACAGGTAGTCCAGATCGTCATAGATCGCATAAAAACCGTTCATGAGCTCGTGATGACACGAACCCATCTTCGCTATGGCATTAGCTACTTGAGAAGTAATAGTGCTTTCAGCCGTGTTTTCTGATCTTATTAATCCTTTCATTAGACCAAAGTTAATGAATTGAATCATATAAACCTTGATATTACTAAGATCCTGACAATTAATAATGAATGTCCGAGAATTCATTTCGACCATTGTCCCAATTTTCCGTTTAATCTTCACGAAGAACGTCTTACCTATCGAATTGTTAAGACCTACCATCCCTGAGCATTGTACCCAAAGTATAGGCTTCATAAGGTGAAAGAAGACGTCATCTCCATTAATAAGTCCTGGGAACTCATTAATAGGTACATGCTTATTCG